TACGATAAATTGGCCTAACGTATGCAGAAAGAATTCTATCGGCAATTCTATTTCCAGTATCCTTAAATGCAAGATCATTAAATTTAATATTAAATTGATCACTCTTGTATTCTGAAATATATTGATTTACATAAGGAAGATTATTGCATTTAATATCATTAATGATAAGGCTTGTGGCTTGTTTTATGTCTTGTGGAATAATAGGCCATCCTGCTTCAACCCAAACAACATAGTCCCATCCAGATGGAAACATTACAGAGTTACCACCGTAATCTGAAAATGTCTTAGTATCATATACATCATATGCAAAGTTTGGAGAATCATTAGTATTATATAAAGTAAAGGAGTCTGATGCACCTCTTCTCATATTTACTGGTTTTGATTGAGTTCTATTGAATCCAGTTGTACCCGGAACTACTACGCTTATTGATGCCTTATCTGTGGTAATAAAATAATCTTTTATATTCGTCCAAGTTTCTGGATCTTCTGGTTCTGTGTCATATACAATAACATCATTTTCATATACTCTAACTATTTTATTAAGCCTAAAGGGAACTGAAAGATAGTCATTTCCTAATCCCACTGTTTCAATAAGTTCCCTCCTATACATAAATCCACCAGTTATGGAATTAATTATTGCTCTTGCAATATCTTCATATATTATTGCATTTGCTATATCTTCTGGTGTTTCTGCAATAGTTAGTGGATCTACATATGGCCTCATAATTGTTAGAGTGTCTACCCATACAAGATCACCAAGTAGGATTGTAGTTTCTGGTGTTAAAGATAAATTATAATAAATTTCTACACGATACTCATCATCATATTTAGAAAAATAATTTGGAAGTTCTAATGAGATAACGCCGTCTTCGTCACTCATCACTGCAATCTCTGCAACACTTATTGTATGATCATCAAGAATCCAAACTACATAGGATCTTTCTGATTCAAATCCAGATTGAGTAAAAGTTAATGGAAACGGCGGTACTCTCATTATCTGCATAAATTACTTACCGAAATAAGTCGCTACTTCTTCAGGGGTAGCCTTACGAATACCATCCCTAGATAACCACTTTTCGGATGCCTCCTCTGTTACGATATTATAACCTTTCTTTAAGGCTCCAACATCTGACCAACGAACATTCTTATTTGACCAAAGCGCAACTTTTTCTGAATTCTTTTTTGGCTCTTCTTCTTTTATAACAATTTTTGCAAGAGCCTTGTCAGCGGCTCTTGAACCAAGCACATTTTCAGGATTCTTTTGCATGTTTGAAGACTTTGATGGTTTTGCTTTTGCTGGACCAGTGATAACCTTTTGATTATCATCATTAAGTACTTCTTCAATCTTTACATTTTCGATTGTTGAATTTTCTTTTGCTATTGTTTCTACAGAAGTTTCAGTTTCTTCAACATTTGAATCTTCTTCAACCTTTGGTGCTTCTTCCACCAAATCTGTTGACTCATCTATCATAGTACACCTCTCCTTTATGTTAATTATATCATTATATGGTTAAGGGGAGGGACCGAAGCCCCTCCCCAAAACATAACGCATTTGATACTAGGAAACAACTGGTGTTGCTTCTGCGTATGCGATTGCGTCAAGTTCTTCCCATGTGATGCCAAAACGAACGAAAATTGTATATTCAATTGTGTCCTTCTTTGGCTTGTACTCACGGTTAACAGTAATATCGCGTTGGAATCCCCATACACGGTTCTGTGGGAATGTCAAATCGACATAATCCGCAGGGTAGTAAGGAACTTCCTGAACATCAATACCAAGAACGCGAGTGGTACGAGCGCCACCAAATGTCTGACCATTACCTGAAAGGTAATCCTCACGACGGCCTGGTGTACCGCTAACTCTTGGCATAAGTGCCTCAGAGATAGCATCTGCAAGCGTACCGTTGTTCTTTACGATGTTTGCAAAGATATCCGTACCTGCATAGAACTTGAGTCCTGACTTGATAGCACGGTACTTGCGTGGAAGAGCATAAATGATCTCCTGCATTACCTCAGGTGTCCATCCTCCTGTTGTGTCAACAACGGCTTCATGTGAATCTCCATCAGTTGCCTGATTTACGAAACCATTCATGATGCCAAGGAATGGGTCTATGCCTCCAGTTCCATTGATAGCAAGATCCTCAAGGTCATTACCAAATGCGTTTGTCATCAAACGAACTAGATGATCTTCAAGTGCTGCACCTTCGATATTATCTTCAAGTGCCTCAGTTGAAACCTCCCAGTCAAGACGAATCTTCTTTGTGGTAAGTTCTACCTTTGTGAATGTTGCACCAGCATTTTGGTACTCACCAAGTGCCTGTGCTGCTGAACGAATAACACGTTCACCAACGTTAACCTTCTCAAGTTCAATCGTGTTTGCACGCATTGTAACTCTACGGCCATCTTGGGCGAGAACTGTTGCATCCCAAACATAGTCGATAAATCGACGTGCCTGTTCTGGGTTTAGAATACCACCAGGTGTTCCTACTGGATTAACTGCGTTTGGGCCTGTTGTGTCTCCATAGTTTGCAACTGGAATGTTTCCTGCTGTACCCCATGCGTCACCACCCATTACTGGATCAGTTCCTCCGATTCCAAGGTTGGCTACTGCACCCTGACCTTGATATAGACCTGGGTTTGGATCTCCATACTCTCCTGAATCACTTGGTTGGTTCTTAATAATTTCTTGTGCCATTTTGTTTCACCTCCTGAATTTCTTTCTGTATTATTTAAATAGGTCGGCATTTTTGAGGAAACTACCGCCCCACAGTGACTTTTTGATCACTGTTGGTTGTTCCTGCAAGATCTCGCCAAGATCAGCAGACTTACGGAAAGCGGTGTCCTTTTCCACAGCGTCCACACGCTTTCCAAAACTATCTCTTACTTCACTTACCTCATTGCTAACTCCAGCAACCGCCTTGTTAATGCCTTCAATCTTGGCATCAAGAGCCTTTACTGTTTCAGCAAGAGTGGAAAGTACAGATGTAAGATGATCGTTAATGCTGTTAATCATTTTGGTTGTAGCATTAACATCTTCTTCACTAACTGCTGCTGGCATATCAGCCTTTTCTGTCATGCCATAGCACTTATCACACATTCCATTCTTCATATCTGAAGGAGAACATGCTTTATCGCATTCTTTGCAATTAGTCATTGCCTTATTGACATCTGATTCTTCTAAATCATCCATTTCATCTTCTTCTGTAACTTCAATTTCAAGAGCCTTCTGCGTGTCATCAATGGTAACAGGAATTGCGTCCTCCATTGGTGGATTTACTTGATCTTCGCTCATACTCTTTTCAATCTCATCTACAACGATAATATCTGAATCCATCTTGCTTACCTCCTTTACCTCTGATTTACTAATCGCATTAACTTTTTCTAGTGATGAAATATTTTTAATAACGCGACGATTTATAGGTATTATTATACCGTCTTTTTGTGAATATGATTTTATTATCACAACAGGATCGTCTGCTTTTGCCATAACAGCAACTTCTTCAGACGAAAGTCTTGCTCCACCCTTAAATATTAAATCAATTACACGACCATACTCACTATCAAACTTTACATATGATCCAACTTCAACATTCTTTTGAATTGTTGATTTTTTTGTGCTTACAATAATATTCTTTATCATTGAAGATTTTTCAGGATCATTACTTTCCACAAAACCAATGTTTGCCATAGCCTTATCGCATTGAGGGCAAGCCTTATTCTGACTGTATGCCATTTGAATAACATCATCTTTTCTGCACCAAAAAACATTTTCTATTGTGGCCTTCATCAGGTATCCCGTTCCCTCGCCTTTTTCAATACTGATGACATTAGCAAACTGATTTGCTGGATTATCAACTAAAGAGAGTTCACTTAATGAATATTCTTTAATAATTTGACATTTTTTGCCCAATTGTTCATCATAAATGTCTTCTGCATCATGAACTTCTCCACCTATTGAAAATGCACTGAGAGTTCCATCAAGTACTTTTTCCCATGTATCTTGAGCACCCTTACTCACATATGCAGAAACATAAATTCCATTATAGAACTTATTGGTATCTTCATCAAAATACTTTTCTTCTTTAAATGAAACAACCTTGCCAACAGATATTGGCTGATGCATTTCTCTTATGTTTCCTCTAAAAGATTCAAAAGCCTTGATTGATGCTTCAAGTGGAACAATGTCGCCCTGTTTATCAAGGTTATCTAATGTTGCAAATCCATGTACCATTCTTTTTTCTACATCTATCTTAGAAATAGGGGTAGAGAAGTTAAGATGGTTGCCACTGATTGCTGTTTTAGTTTCTTGGAATTTAATCATGACTATTGTAATTATAACATCATTTTATAACGATTTCGTTATGATGTTTTTGCTCCTTGACCTTTAGGATTGCGTCCTGTTACTGCTCCAGCACCATCAGACTGATTATTTGATCTTTCTGTATCTCTTGTCTTGTTCCCCGTCATATTTCCTTTAGCATCTGCTGCTTGTCTTGGGTTTAGTTCAAGAGGAACATCTCCACCATCTCTTTGTGGATATCCAATCTTTTCACGAACTTCGTTTGGAGTAAGAACTTGATTCTTTACATATCTTTCATTAATCTGAGAATCTGCAATTTCATCAGTGAGACTGATTTGATTAAAGGAAAGTTTAATGATGTCTGTCTTTTCTTTAATGATCTTGTTTACAGCCTTTTCAACATACTCTTGTAATGGCTTTGCAACTTGATCTCTGAATGTCCTATCTTGGCTCATTGCCGCAGCAGTTCCACCTGAATCAGTACCGCCTAACTTAGATAGCGGTACTTGATGCGCCATAAGAATATCGTCACGATTACGCAAACGATAGTCACTAAATGATGCCTCTTGTACACCGTTTTCTACAGGATGCATTTCAAATTCAATCTTACTTCCTTCACTATCGCCAGGAAGTGGTATATATAAAGTTCGATGTGACTGACCCTTAAGTCCAGTTTGGAAGAAACGAAATAACTTATCCTCTGCTTCTGGAGTTAATTTAGCACCTTTGACTGTAATAATGTATCGTGGAACAGCCTTATTTTCAAAATAATCAATGTTATATTGTGCAGCCATCTGATCACCACGAAGTGAAGTCATTGCAGCAACGATATCTGGCACACCATAGAATGTATTTAATGGAGAATATTCTTTAAGATGAATAACCTCATTAGGTCTATTGTCAGTTGTAACTGGATTTGGATTAGTAGCACCAAAATTCCTAAAATATGTAATGGTTCCTGCAATAATCTGAATATATCCATCGTGAAGACGACGGACACGCATGGTAGTTGAAGGAATGTGACCGATATACCCAATATCACTAGCCACTGTTCTACCAATTTCAATATAACCGTTTCCAGTTGCTTGCATATCGGTAACTACTTTTTCAAGAGTTTTTGTTAAACTATCATCATCATTGCAACTTTCAATCCAGTCAGATAATTCAATCTTTAATTGTTCAATACGCTTCTTGGCTTTCTTTTTTGCAGATTCACTTGATGTGGCTTCTAATCTAAGCAATGTTTCTGTTGTCATGTCAAACTTATAACCAAGACTGACTGTATTTGATACTTTTGTATCTACCGCCGCATGATTGGCAAATGAGGTGTCGTAATAGGATGAGAGTTCATATAGATTGTATGGAGGGGTAATTAAATCAAAGATTCCATATCCGTTTCTATATACCTGACCAGGATTAATTTTCTTTGAGTTTGCATCTCCACTTTCTGACTGACCAATTGCATTTGCTTCAGATAAATATCTCTCAGAAATCTGACCATCTGCTTGACGAGGAACATTGTTGATTGTTGTATTTGCTTTTTCAGTACGAGCAAGTCTACGCTTAAAATTTTTATCTATTCCATTTAAACCAATAAGAGTTTCCCAACTTTTATTGAATGGATCTGAATTTAAAAACTCGTTCTCAATAATAGCGTCTGCTAATTTTGCATCAATAAGGAATTCAGACATTATTCAGCATCTCCGTACAGAGCAGCAGTTTTCTTTGCAGCACTAACTGCACCCAGATCATTCATTGATGGAATTAAGCCTTGACTTAAACGATCAAGTTGCTCACCATATTCTTCATCTGTAGCCCTATTTGCACCAGCATAGAACCACGCTTCGCCCTCTGGTTCACCATATGATGTGGCTACTTGACGAATCTTTGACATTTGGCCGATATCTCCTTTTACAGAAGGGATGTTGAGAAGTCTACCCTCATTGTCTTTGAATAGTCTTCCGCTTGGCAGCCTCCAAAAATAAAGACCCCATTCGTAGCCAAACATATTCCTTTGACCAGAGCCTTTATCTATATGCGTTATCTTAGTTTTACCAATTTTTGGATTTTTTGTATTACTCATAACCATAATTGTACCAGATTATGCAGGTTTTCTTATATCCTGTGACCAAACGGTATCTGAGTAGGCAGAGAAACCATAAGATCCAACATAAACCCCACCATCATCATCAATAACCTCTCTGTTCGTACCAAGATATGATTGATAAATATCTTCTGGAGTAAGAATATATGTAACTGTTTGATCAAGTACATATACGTCTCTCCAATTTCCATTATCTTTCCAATGCTGCCAATCATAAGTTATTGGCAAATCTTGATACACTTGACCCCAGTCTCTTGCAACAATTCCAACTCTCTTTCCAATACTTTCTTCCAAATAATAAGATATATTATTGAAATACGTTCTACCAAAAAGATTGATTTTTCCAACAAAGTTTGTGAATTCAAGTGATTCTTGAAACAACATGCCCAAACAAGACCATTCATGCATTTTTATTGTTGGAAGGTTTACATAAATTCCATTCTGATAAAAGGAAATAGATGTAATTGGTTCAAGTGTATCCTTATCCCTTGCATATATCTGTGCCCTGTTTCCATTATCAATTGATGTAAGCATAATCTCAATAGTATTATTTACATTTACAATTTCAAATATTGGAATATCTATTTGTGAAAATTCTGAAAAGTCATGCTTCATCCATATTTGCATTGCCGCGATATTGTAGTTATTTGATGCAGATGGATTTATTGCAATAGAGGCTAAAAATTCTTTATCCTCTAAATGCTTTACAACCTTAATCCCTGAGTCATCAGTTAAATATAAATATGGACTTGTCTTTTTATAAATATATACTGGATTTTGTTCCTTACCGTCAAATATCGTACCATCATTTGTGTAGGTGTATACACTATTTCCAAATTTTGTTTTTATTGGATTGAGAAGGTAATCGTTATTTAATGGTCTTGAGGCAATTTCAAATGTTCTAATATTAAATGGATTTGAAAGAATTCCCTTTTGATTTAATACAAAATGAACAGCCATAGATAAGTTAGTAAAGTCTATGTTTTCTTCATTATATACTTTTGGCGGGTATATGATTGTTCCATTAAGTATTTCAAATTTTGTATTGAATGCCTTTGATGGACTTGCAATGGTATTCTCTTGTTCAACATAAATTACTTTTGATGCATCAAGTTTCTTTGTATAAACAAAAGAATCCAATGAATTAACATTATTATTAAAGATTGATTGAAATGTTGCATACATCTTTAATGATGACATGGATACATCTATATCTCCTCCAGATGTATTATTATATTTTAGATCTAAATAGTTTGAGTACCCCGAAATAACTGGATCGTCTAAATCTGCATATGTTTGAGTTGAGAATAACGTATTTAAATCTTGATACAAAAATAAAAAGGGAGAGGATACAGATGGATATCCAATATTTAATTGCAATGAATCTATATCGTATACTGTGTTTCCATTCTCATCTATTACTGGAGAAGCAAAGTATGAAAGTGGGTAATATTCCTCCCATTCAGCACTTATTGCAATATCTAAAAAGAATTTTTCATATTCATACATTGGAAGCAAAGTGTAACTTGCAAAATGATCAAGAAACAAGCCATTATCTTGTGGAAGTGTTATTCCAGAATCATCAAAATGTTCCGAAAGTTCATTATAATTTATTTCATTACAAAAACCAACTCTATAAATTTTTTCATCAAATGTCAGTGCATCTTCTCCAGTTTTTGCATTTCCTCCTACTATCATTTGAATTGCAGAAACATTTGCAAAAAATGTAAGAGCCTCATATCCATATGCGTCTGCAAAAGTTTTAATATTTATTCCTGCTACCATATGATCTGAAGTGTCTACTGTTATAGATGCAAGTTCAACATTATTAAGAGTATATGTTATTTGATCTTCAAATAGATTTATTTCAAATCTTTTACCGTTAATAGTATTAATAAAATGTATTAACGGTCTAACTGATGAAGTCTCGTTCTCTACCTCAAATACTCCATATATTGCATTTACTGGATTTGTAAGAATATTTAATGATTGAAATTGTAGATAACAGTCTTCATTCCAATCATCTCCATCTGGATTCCAAGCGCCTCCTGATATATTTGGCCTAAATGTAATAAATTTAGGGTGATTGGCTGTTGGCAAGTATTCAAGATTGTTTACATCATTATTTGCTTCATACCAATCATAAATATTTCTACCACCTAAATAAATTGTTGGCAACTCATAGTCTGGAACTGTAATACTATTTGTTGTAGCCTTAAGATTATTAAAATATCCTCCATCCCACCTTGCAATATCTGGATAAAGAATGTTTGATTTATATCCTGATACTGGAAAATCTATTGTTGTTGGTATTCCACCAAACCCACTATCAATAAACTGTGCTGATGGAACGGCTTGCCCCCAAGCCATTCTTCTTTTTGCAACTTGTGTTGCAATAGCATAAGGATAAATTGAAATGCAGTCAATTTTAAAATAATCTATATCCTCATATGAATAGAATCCCCACCACTCATTACTTGAACTTGGAAATGTTAACGAATATGGGTCATACGGTATTGTAATAACTTGCTCACCATTAATAAAAAGTGATGCACTTTCTCTTTTTATGAGAATATGAACGATCATTGGTCTATTCCATTCAGATACTGAATGAGAGCCACGACTGTTTCCTATAACAAGAGAAATGAACCCTTCTTTTACATAAATGCCCCAAGAAGTTTCTGCAAGTGGGCCAAGAATTCTTCTTGAATATGTTGTTGATGGGTTTATCTTCATCCAAAATTCTAAAGAATATTCTTTAAACTTTCCCTTTTCATTTAATACACCCACTCCAGGAAAAATAAGCGAAGGATTTCCAAGTTCAGAAGCAATAATATTTGTTGCGTTGTCTGTTCCAAAAACCAAGGGTACGCTTCCGTTATTTGCAAGAAGAATGCCATCTTCTACTAAATAATAACCATTGTCGCTCAACAATCCATACTGATCAGCAGGATATCCATTCAATCCAGTCAATCCAGTTGAAATGGGTATTGAAATTGGATCAATGCCAAGAGACTTATTACAATAACTTTCTGACCATTGACCAACTGATAGACCATTCATAATAAATGTTCGATCTACTGTGTTGGAAGATGAAAGATCTTTTACATTTATTTGAATTATTAATCTTATTGGATTAGAAAATGAAATATATTGTGGAAGTTCATAAGTTCTATTAAAATTACTCCAAGATTCTGAGGATGGTGCAGGTATTTGTCCAGATAGCACAGTCTCATACGCTAAAGAATTTGTATCATAATATTCATATCCTATTTTGTACCAATTTACATACTGTGGGCTTTGATATAGAAAAAAATTAACACAAAAACTCTCAAAAGATGTATTCATATTTGAAACATCTATATTGCTACTTTTTGCTGACACAAGAGTATTATTTGGTAATGATGAATTTGATACATAGATTGCAGAACAAGTTTCATCTGGAAATGGTGGTGCAGTATTTGGAAGTGTTGGGGAGTCATTATATGTTGCCCCGCCAGTAGTTGGGCTAGTAGTTATCGTCCATGTTGAAAATTTTCTTTTAGCATTATTCATATATGATATATAATAAGAATCATCATCTAAAGGCCACATTGATATGGGATGTTCTGCGTATGCTTTTACAGCATAGGAATTAAGGGCTACCGACATATAATCATTATAGCAAGGACGGGGCAGTCAAACGACTACCCCGCCCAAAATGCTATTAGATTATGCAGATCTATTTAAATAATTTAGTGCATTTTGTAATATCTTTGGATCTTCTTTTAGATGTCCCAAGGCAATATTACAATCAAAACAGATAAGTCCACGAATACATTTGCCACAAGACTTTTTACTAGAACAGCATCTATGATCATGATCAACAGCAAAATTCTTAGAAAATTCTGAACGATCTCTATAACAAATAGCACATCTATTATTTTGTTTTTTTAATAAAATATTATAGTCAACTTCTCTTATTTTAAAATTAACCCATAGATGAGAGTCTATTCTTGATCCACTAGATGTACGATATTTTGATTTACAGATAGGTGAGCAATATTTTTTTCTTGACATCACCCTATCTTTTCCGTAAAGCAATTCATTGCATTCCAAGCATTTTTTCATTATGACACCATTGCCTCCATAGAAACTAAATCGACAACCTCACATCCTGTCGATCCACTACACGCTAGTTCCTGAGAACCAGTTGTTGAATCTTCTAGTTCGTATAATGGTAATGATTGCCAAGGAATGCTTTTGGGCATTGCTAGCAGAGCGTTATTGTACTCTTCTTTAGTAATTTCTTGATATGGCGCTTGACGATATGAATGCTCTGACAATGGAAGAAAACTTACTCCACCAATGGAATCAAAGTTATTATAAACCCAAGCGCCAACGTCTAGCCACTCATCTTCTGCAACATTGATGGTAACAGATGGATTGTGCTCTGTCCAATGAGTTCTGTATACCTTCCAAATCTCAAGATGTTCAATTGCAGTTAAATCTTTTGTAACCGTTGCCTTATCTGGAGCCTTTACTGGGAAGTAGAATACAGTTGTTGCATCTGGCTTCATTACATCTGGCTCATTTGGAACACCAAAATCCTTGAGGAACATAGTGAGAGGATCTTTATTATCTGCTCTTACTGAACGGATATAGTATTCAGAATACCAAGGATGGATTCCGCTGGATACTCCAGTTAACTGAGAAACTGTTCCAGAAGGCTTTACTGTAGTGATAGCAACAGAAGGTTCAATATTAAGAGCCTCTGCTTCCTTCTTATTTTCAGAAACTGCTTCTGAACGAAGTTGTTCTAACAATTTAGCAAGATCCTTATGCAATGTTCCAGTTAACTTATTACCAAAAATTCCAGTAAGCGAGACTCCTAGAAGCCTTTCTTCCTCTGTATTTGTCTGCCAAGATTTTCTGATGTACTTGAAATTGCTTAGTGTTGATTGCCAAGTACCTAGAATTGTTGCAAGACGTACTTTTTCAGAAAGGGTATCTACTGTATCCTCTGCTGAAATAACTACTTCGGTAAGATTACAGAATTGATTGGCCCGTAGAAGGATCTCTCCGCAGGGATTAGTGCCAGCGACTCTAGATGAATCTCTGCGACCGAATTTATCAATGTGCTTTCTGACAGAATCCATGTTGTAGATTCCTCGTTCTCCTGACTTTGACTCATAGAGGTTTCTCCATTCTCTGAGGAATTGAGCAGTATTTGGCTTCATATTATATACCGCGCTGTTGTTAGCAAGGGCACGCTGGCCCTCTGTCTCCCACCATTGACCTGACTTGGCCTTAGCCATTTCAAAGTCATCTAGATTAGAAAGAGAAATAAGAGCGGAACGACGAACACCTCCAACAACAACTACCTCGCCAATCTTGCACATAATGTCATGTGCCTCAATTGACTTGAGTCTACGACCCTTGGCAATCTTAAATTGCTCAACGGTAAACTTAAATAGATCGTTTAGTGGTTCTGGTCCTGATGCACGTCCACCAAATGTCTTGAGTCGTGCGCCTGCGGGACGAACCTTTGACATATCCCAATTTGGAATTTGACCAGTGACAAGAAGACCAATAAGTTCTTTGTATGCCTTAGCCCACCCTAACTTTGAATCCTCTACCACAATAGTGGTATTTGTTGGATATAACTCTTCTGCAATAACAGGTAGTTGAGCAACATGCTTCTGCTCTACTGAGAATCCCACACCAGTACCATTCATGAGGATATACATAGCCTCATCAAACGCTCTCAGGCTATCTACCGCGATAAAACTGCAATTGTATGCTGCGATATTATCACGTTCTAAAGCAGGCCCAGCAGTCATCATGGCCCTCATGGAGGGCATCACCTTGTGATGAAGAATTGCATCTCTTACTTGTGCAAACTTAATATCATTCTTATCATAATTATGATTAGTTGAAAGATGATCCTTCATAAAGTCCATATATCTATCAACAGTCTCCACCCAAGTCTCTCGCCTGTTCTTGTCTTCTAGCCATCTGGAATATCTTGAAACATGAATAAAATTTCTGTATGGATCTACGATAGATCCGTTGTCATCAATAAATGACATATATAGCACCGTCCATTCTTAAATTTGATAGTGGTTTAGTATAGCAATAATTCAAAAAATCCGCAATGCGGTATGAGGGGAAATCAATGATTTTTATGTGAGTATTATAACGATTGTATTACATTCCACCAAGAAGCATTACTGATTCTAAACCTATTCCAGATGTACCGCCGCCGCCAGTACCCAATGGTCCGACGGTTGCACCATTTACCTGAACATACAAACCTAAACTTGTTGTCCATGTATCTCCATCTGTTGGAGATGTTGGAGCAGTTCCATGAGGAAGCCTTAAAGATGCAATAGATGTAGTTGGAGCAGTTGTAATAAGTGCTCCTGTTAGTGTACCGCCTGTTAAAGTCAAATAGGTACTGGACGCTGTTGCTGATTTAAGATATCCTTGACTAACTACATATGCTGTCGTAGCAATTTGCGTAGTGTTTGTATCAACAGCAGCAGTAGGAGCAGCAGGAGTTCCAGTGAGAGTAGGAGACGCCAACTTTGCATATGCTTGTCCTATTACAAAGGCAGTAGTGGCAATCTGTGTAGTATTGGTATCTACTGCGGCAGTTGTTGACAACGGCACTCCAGTAAAAGTGGGGGAATCTGAAAGCACTACATTTGTCGTTCCTGTAGAACTAGTAACTCCAGTTCCACCATTGGCTACTGGAAGTGTGCCAGATACATGTGTGGAAAGTCCAATTTTTCCCCAAGAAGGCGCAACGCCCACACCACCAGATATTAATGCATTTCCTGTAGCAATATCAGCAAGTTTTGATAATGCACTTGTAGTGGAGGCATAAAGGAGATCTCCGACTGCATATGATGTTTGTCCAGTGCCGCCCTTGTCTGCGGCTATTGCCGTACCACCCCAAGTACCTGATGAAATCGTTCCACTAAGTGACAGTCCAACAAATGAAGGGCTTGCAGTTGATCGTATATCCTGTGCAAGTGAAAAAGTCAAAGATCCAGCAGAACTTCCATTGTCAGTGTAAACTGGGGTAGAAAAACCATTAGATACCGTAGCCCCAGTAATTAATGCTGCTGCTGCATCATCAATAGACTCCCTTAGAATACTATCTATCGTTACCGCTAGATCCTCTATATCCCCTGCAACATTTACTGGGTCTGTATCTAAGGGATATGGTAAAGCATAATTAGTCGTAGATCCACTAGCCATAGTTTTATTATATCATTCGCTCTCTAAGAATGACAATGCCCCGCCTAAAAGACGAGGCATAGTCAAGATTATATTATTACTTTGCTGCAACTGGTTCAACAACTACTGGAGAAACAAATTCTCCATGCTCTCCAAGGGTAGCATCAAATGCATCTCCCTGTCCTGCATATTTTCCTCTCCAGTTTGAATTGTAACTAGTTTGATACCAAGTTCCATTAAGACCAATAGAACGAATGAATGCCTGCCCTACCGCCTCAGACGCGGGGAAATCAAGATCTCCGCAATCTTTATTGTCAATTACAATAACCTCGCGTACAATTCCATCTTCTACTCTTGCAAAATGTGCCATTTTTTATACCTTTCTTTTTTATTAATTATAGCATTAGTGGATTATATGGGGTAGCGGATGATCACGATGCCAGAACCACCATTACCGCCGAATGAACCAGTCGCAGCAGTACCACCACCGCCGCCTCCTGTATTTGCGCTACCAGCGGTTCCAACCCCTGAAGTAGCGCCAGCACCTCCACCGCCCGATCCACCGGCACCAGCGACAGCGGAACCGCCTGCCCCGCCACCTCCACCGATAGCGTAAGAACCGGCAGTGTAAGTGCTAGAAGGGTTGGTGCCAGCGATAACAGTCGTCGTACCAGCGCCTCCAGCGCCACCAGTGGTACTAGAACCAGCCGCTCCTACCGCTCCAGCCCCACCGCCACCACCACCAGCGGTAGAAGAAGACCCGACACCACCGTTATTCCCTAGTGACGTAGTTCCAAGACCCGCAGCGCCAGAAGTCTTCTGACCACCGCCACCGCTGCCACCGGCTTTACCGTTGTCGCCGTTCAATACCGACGTGCCACCACCCGCGCCGCCACCGGGAGCGAAGTAAGAACCTACGCTGCTAGCCCTACCAGAATCTGGGGTGTTAGTTGAAGCGGAGCCTCCCGCCCCAACATTCACGGTAATAGCGCCAACAGGTAGATACACGCTGCTGACAGCGAGAACGCCACCAGCACCGCCACCACCACCATTGTTGAGGCCTCCTGAACCTCCACCGCCGACTACTACTAGATCAACAAACCCCGGAGACGTGACGGTTAAAGTACTTGCACCAGCAGTGGTGAACACATGGGTCTTGTAGGTGCGACCATTTACGCCATCAGTACCGTTACCCGTGTACGTCTGTATGTTGTCACCACCACTCGCTGCGACTCCTGCTGCGCTGCCTGCGGTTACGGTACGAACAATCACAATGCCGCTACCGCCAGCACCACCACTGTTAAGCCCAGAGCCTGCGTAGCCGCCACCGCCGCCGCCACCGCCCGTATTTACAGTGCCAGAAGTAGCCGCAGTTGCGTTACCTGAACCGGCACCTCCACCACCAGTACCGCCAGCGCCAGCCGTAGCACTGTAATTACCGCCGCCGCCACCACCGGCATACGTCTGATTTGATCCAGTCTGTAAAGAATTCGCTAAACCAGTACCGCCAGCGCCACCGGTTCCTGATACTCCATTTGAGCCGACTGTACCAGCACCGCCGCCGCCAGCGGCTGGACCGTTCGCCGTGCAAATGCCTCCAGCATTTCCTTGACCGCTGAATCCTGACGCCGAAGTCAGCGTGTTATCTGCGGAGCCACCTCCAGAACCGCCAACCCCTCCAACATAAATAGAACCTGTAATCGCTGCCGTAAGAGTGTTTCCACCACAGCCACCTCCGATAGCAACTATTCCGCTGCCTATACTGCTACTGCTGCCATTCTGCGCTAAAGACGTAGTAGTGCCAGCGACGCCTCCAGCGCCCACACTTACGGAGTAACTCCCTGCTGGAAGGAAAAAAGAATTGCTATTCATACCTCCAGCGCCACCACCACCACCGCCGCGATTGCCTGTTCCCCAACCACCACCACCGCCGCCTGCTATTACCAGCACATCAACTATTCCACTGTTTGATACAACAAGTGTTCCAGAACCAGTAAACGTCTGTACCTGATACGTCACGCCACCAGACGAATACGTAGTAGTAGTTCCACCACTCACAGCGGCATAACGCCCAGCGACCGGGATAGTAGAACCAGCACCCCTCGCTGTGGACAGTTTGCTAATAGCCATTGTCGTACTCCGTATCCTCAAGCCAGTCGGCTGTTACGTCATCGGGGAGTCTCAGGAACATCATTAGACGGCTACCCTCACAATTACGATTCCCGAACCACCAGTGCCGCCATTATTGCCACCGCCAGCACCACCGCCGCCGCCTTTATTGGCTGTCGCGTTGGTGCCTGCTGCACCTGCTGCACCGCCAGCACCACCACCAAAGGTTGCAGTTCCACCAGTCACCGAACCAGCGCCACCACCGCCGCCGCCGACCGTGTAGTTGCCTGCGACATAGGCACCTGTTGGCGTGGTGCCTGCGATAGTGATGTTGGTCCCGGTACCGCCAGCACCGCCAGTGGTGCCGGACCCTGCTCCACCGACACCGCCTGACCCACCGCCGCCGCCACCATTATTGACGCCTACCGACGCACCGCCCGTATTCCCTTGCCCGGTCATGCCGGTGCCGCCAGCGCCGCCACCAGTCCCGCCGCCGCCAGAGCCGCCCGTATTGCCTTGATAAGCCGTAGATGCAGTGGAGTTCGAATCCGCGCAGCCGCCGCCGATGGCGTAATAATTACCAAGGCGTGAACCAGCCCCGTTGTAACTCATCTGCTGCCCCACGCTTGCGCTCGGCACGCCACCTGCGCCTACGGTAACCGTGAGTGTCCCCACGGGTAAATAGGCGTTGGTCACCTCTAGAACGCCACCAGCACCGCCGCCGCCGCCCTGATTAGCAGACGTTCCACCACCACCCGCACCGCCAGCCACGACAACGATGTCTGCGAATCCCGCCTTCGTCACTGTCAATGTTGAACTAGCCGTAAACGTTTTGTACTTGTACCCCGTATAGGTTCCCGTGGACGTATCGCTGAAATCAGCGGCGCTAGGAAGTCCGCTCAGTTTGTTCCCACTGAGAGTGGAAAATGTCATTAGGAAATCTCGCTTCCGAACGCTGAAAATGAAACAGTAGAAGCACTAGCGGAACATAGCAGGTACTTATTTGTAGTATCTAGTGTTGCACCGAATGTCAAACCAACTGTGTCATTGCCAGCAATGCTTGCTTGATATACGATATATCCAGCAGCAACAAATGAAGTTGTCGTGGAAATAGCGATACTGAACGTCGCTGCTGATGAGGACGTGTTGCAAATCGTTATTGTTGATATGACTGTACTTGTAGCGGAAGGAACCGTATATAACGTATCCGCTGTTCCTATAGTTCCTGTTGACGCAATAGCGCCAAGACGTTTGTATGCTGTAGCCACTTATTCCTCCTTCTAAATTATATCATATGGGTTTATGCACCCATTAATAGAAGTGATGATAAAGAGTCACCGCCCAGACCACTGCCGTAGAATGTACCACTGGCATCCACTCTTGCAACAATTGTCCCATTAAGTTTCCATTCTTGCAAGTTTGCTGTTTGACCATTTGCTCCATTGATAATCAATGGAACGGTAGCCACAGTTTGCGGGGTAATCGTATTTGGAGAAGCAGTCTGAGATATCAATCGTACATATGTTGCTGGTGCGGTAGTATTTTGAAAAGTTTCAAGAGCAGTTAATCTGGTATGAATTGGAGATGGTGTTGGTGAGACTCCTGTATAACCAATGTTTGTTGCAGTGCCGTCAACTCTTGTATTTACCGTCGCTAAATGTCCTGCAATACTATTAGAATTGGTTGCTCCAGTATATGGATCATTACCAAAATGATAAAAATATAAGGCATCCATAACATTTGCATTGGCCCCAAGTGTGGGTATAAGTGTTGGATAACTGCCGCCTGTCAATGTACTAGCCAATTGATTTCACCTTAACTAATTGTATCATGGGGTTTTTTATCAATATATTAACATCCTATTAACAAAAATGGTTCGATATAATTTGTTACCGCTCCAGTTGGTCCTGTTGATCCTGTCGGACCAGTTGGTCCAGTGACTGTAGAGGCAGCACCAGTTGGTCCAGTTGGTCCTGTATTTCCAGTTACTCCTTGAATTCCTTGAATACCTTGAACACCCTGTGGTCCAGTTGGTCCAATGTTTCCTTGAAGACCTTGTGAACCAGTAGGTCCAGTAGGTCCAGTTGCTCCTGTTGGACCTGTCACGGTGCTGGCAGCACCTGTTGCTCCAGTGGGACCAGTAGATCCAGTATCACCTTGTGCCCCTGTTGCTCCTGTTGCTCCATTTAATCCCGCTGGTCCTGTTGGTCCAGTCACCGTAGATGCTGCACCTGTAGCACCAGTACTACCAGTTAATCCAGTTGCTCCTGTAGGACCAGTCGGTCCAATTGGTCCTATCTCTCCCTGAATACCTTGTATACCTTGAACGCCTTGGGGACCAGTCTCACCTTGTGGTCCAGTTTCACCTTGTGGACCTGTATAACCCGTAGGACCAGTGTCACCTATTGGGCCAGTAGGACCAGTATCACCCGCTGGTCCTGTTAATCCAGTTGGACCAGTATCTCCTTGTGGACCCGTTGGCCCTGTATCTCCTTGAGCCCCAGTAGTTCCAATAAGTCCAGTTTCTCCCATAGGTCCAGTTGGGCCAGTAGGCCCAGTTTCTCCCTGTGGACCAGAAACTCCTTGAATACCTTGAACACCCTGTGGTCCTGTAGCACCTTGAGGACCAGTTTCACCTTGTGGACCCGTTAATCCCATTGGTCCAGTAGGTCCAGTCGGTCCTTGAGACCCAGTTGGTCCAATTGATCCTTGTGATCCTGTAGGCCCAGTATCACCAGTTGGCCCAGTTACTGTAGATTGAGCGCCTGTGGGTCCAGTAGGACCAGTTATTCCCATAGAACCAGTTGGACCTGTGGGGCCAGTTGATCCTTGAGATCCTGTTGGTCCAACCTGTGTATACATAATCTGCATAACATCAATAATTGTGGAAGGAATTGCAGGACCACCCATTGATCCAGTATTGTATTCTAATGCTATATTTAAATTATCGGTTGCCCAATAAATTTCATAATAATCACCAGCAGTTACTTCAATAATAAAGTCCCAAGCAGCAACATTATATGGATTATTAGAGTTTGCGGTAACTCTTGTATTTGTGTCTGGAATTTGTGTTCCATTTTTAGTGAGCCAGATTTCTACTGTGTTTCCTGAACCGCCGCCTCCGCGATTATGCAACTGAAAAGAGAATTGAATATCGTATATACCAGTATGATCAAAATGTATTTGTGAATTATTTTCTACATGTACGCCATTAGCAAAAACAGTTTGCCTAACTTTTACTGGAAGTCCCGTGTTTACTACAGATACAGTTTGATCTGCTAAATCATAGAAAGATCCGTAGTATCCCAATGCTCCACCAGCACCAGATGGACCTGTAGGACCAGTTGGACCTACGCCACCAATTTCTACCCAAAGAATATCATCTGTTCCAAATACTATTGATCTATTTGTTCCAGTTCCATATTGATTCATCATCCATGATGTACCGCCGTAAAGATTTCCAGTATTTACATAGACATAATCACCAATACTTGCTTCTGTGGCTGCTGAATGATTATCCCAATCTGATGCCCTTGTCAATTTCCATAATGATGATGTGCTTCCTGCGCTTGTCACTACATAAATACCGTTTTGTTTTTCATTTAATTGATTATTGACAAGCACTCTTTCAGTTGCAAGCATTGTTTGTCCATCAATAATTAACGCTCCATTTGTTGTCGCTTGAAGATATGCTCCAACACCATATCCTCCATCTGCCCCCAATGTTCCAGCGGTATATGTAGGAGAATTAGAAAGCGTTGTTGTTGTTATTGCATGTACAGAATCATGAGCATTCTGAGAACCCGCTGGACCCATTGGACCAGTGGCTCCAGTTGGCCCTGTAGGACCAGTTACCATAGAAGCAGCACCAGTTGGACCAGTCTCTCCTATAGACCCAGTTGGTCCCGTAGGACCAGTTGGCCCCTGTGAACCTGTAGCACCTATTGAACCTGTGGGTCCAGTTGGACCTGTAACAGTAGAATCAGCACCAGTTGGGCCAGTTGGTCCTGTAGCACCGATAGGACCAGTTGGTCCTATATTACCTTGTATGCCTTGAATACCTTGAATACCTTGAACACCTTGAGGACCAGTATCTCCTTTAGGACCAGTCTCTCCTTGTGCCCCTGTGGGTCCAGTAGGACCAGTTGGCCCTTGAACTCCTTGTGATCCAGTTGGACCCGTACTTCCTGTAGGTCCAGCATTTCCAATTAATCCTTGAGAACCAGTTGGACCAGTTGACCCAATAGAGCCAGTTGGCCCAGTAGCACCAGTTGATCCAATTGGACCAGTATGACCTGTAGGACCAGTTTCTCCTTGAATACCTTGAATACCTTGGATCCCTTGAACGCCTTGAGGCCCAGTTGCTCCGTCAGGACCAGTTGGTCCTTGAATTCCTTGTGATCCCGTAGGTCCAGTATTTCCTATAGGACCAATTGACCCAGTTGGTCCAGTAACACCTTGTGATCCTGTAGGTCCAGTAGCGCCAATTGGACCAGAGAATCCTTGAAGACCTCTTGGTCCAGTAGGACCAGTTGAACCAGTAGGACCAGTTACAGTTGACGCTGCTCCAGTAGCGCCAGTTGCACCAATATTTCCTTGTGAACCAGTAGGTCCAGTAGGTCCAGAAAAACCTTGAACACCCTGTATTCCTTGTACGCCTTGTGGACCAGTTGGTCCAATATTTCCTTGAATTCCTTGAGAACCAGTTGGACCTGTAGCACCAGTTGGACCAGTTACAAATGAAGGAGCACCTGTAGGACCAGTTGCCCCAGTTATTCCTTGAATACCTTGTGGACCTGTTGGTCCAGTATTTCCAGTTGGACCCGTCACTGTTGATGCAGGACCAGTATTTCCAGTTGGTCCAATAGGTCCAGTTGGACCAGTATCTCCTGTTGGTCCAGTTACAAATGATGGATCGCCTATGGGTCCAGTGGGACCAGTAGGTCCAGTGGGACCAGTGACACCTTGTATACCCTGTGGTCCAGAATTAGATATTTCAATGTCCACGCATTGATTATTCATTACAATGTTGACATGATCATTATCAACATTAACGACTGTTGGACTCTCCTCAATCGAAAGGATAGATTTTGACATTACCTCGTAACCTCAGGGGTAACAATAAATTTACCCTCTATTAATCTGGTAACCTCACCACCAGAATCAAGTTCTAGGTCATATACATATTCTTTTGCAATAATCTCAGCAGTATCAATTGCACTTACGGTAATGAATATAGTTCCTTCATCGCCTCCTAATACAATGCCGCCGTTTTCTGTAGTCAAGTTTAAATTATATATATTGCTTATATGTTTTTCACGAACTTGCATTCTGGCCGTATAATATGTAAGATCGACAGGAACATCATCAATAGTCCAAGTAAGTTGTTGATTGAATGTAGATCCTTGTGGACATACAATATTATACTTTCCAGGTATCATAAAATAAAGCCTCCTGACTTTATTCTATTATATCAAAGTATTAATTGTACGGATAGCGTGAAGGCCATATTCTTTTAAAAGCAATTCTATCAAGTTCAATATCACGCAATTTACTTCCACTATATTCTGGATCTGTTTGAGACATTCCATGATCAATACCGATGCCGACCATTTTACAAATCTTTCCACCTATTGATTGACACTTTCTAAACAAATCATCATCTCCCCACCAAAGAATAAAGTCTGGGTGAATTGCATACTTCTCATTTTTCCAAAAATCTGCGTCAACCATGAAAGCATATCCTACCCTATCTTCCCAATTAATATCAACTGTTTCTACTGAAATAATCGGATCAAATGATCGTTTTAATATATCAACTACTGCTATCTTATAGTCTTTCATGTTATCTGCCATTGTTCTTATTGCCATAAATGGCAATCTAATGTCGTTGTTGAGTATTGCAAGTTTTACATCTCCAACTTCTGCCGCCGTTTTAATCATATGGTTCCACATATCATATAGTCTTACATTTTTACAATCTCTATACTTAAGACGACTATCTGTTTTCATTCTATTTGATATCCAATATCTTGTATCATCAGTTGATCCGTTATCGTATATCCATAATTCATCTATATTGTCTCCAATAAGCAAGGACTCTACAAGGGGGGCGGTCCATCTTAATTGATTCTTCACTGGTATGGCTGCAACAATCACTTCTTGATCCCCCAAAAATATAAATCTTTTGACTGACTATTATAAGTAAATTCATATGAAGAGAATATTTCATCAAAATCTATATGAGATGTAAAATCTTCTTGATTAAGGTTTCTATAATAATCCCATTCAATGGTGAATGGTGAGTCTTGCGGGGTAGTTGCAGAGGTTCCATGCTCTGGCCTTCCTTCACTAGCACAAGTAAACACTACAAATCTTGATGACATTCTGCACATATTCAAAAATGTCTCAAGCCAATATGGATTATGCTCAAAGCATTCAGCAGATACGGTTACGTCAAATAACCGATCTTCATATGTCAGATCTTGTCCTTGACCAATCACATCAACTGATGGTCCACTATCTAGGTCTACTCCAATATAAGTTTTTGAATCAAACAATTCACGAATAGATCCATTGATATCAAGAGAACCTATTTCCAAAACATTGACCTGTGAAAACATTTCAGGAAACTTTTCCTTTAATGATAAGAAAAAATCTATTTGTTCTTTATGAGACATTATTATCTACCTTTTCTAAATAAAATTTTAAATTGCTTTTAAGTCTTTCATCTTGTGGAGATGTGCTCACGGCATTGAATCCATGAGCATATGCTTCATGATAAAAACCTAGATTGTAAGCAGCGATAGCCGCGTAGTCGTGTGGTGCATGTCCCCAAGCAAATGGATCACATATATATTCCAATGGTTTATTTTTTATATTCAATGCTTTAATCGCAGCATCAAATGAATGATTCCATTTTTTCTTTTCATAGTAGTATTTTGCTAATTCTACCCACGGTTCCCTGCGATCTGGACATTCCTTTGAGGAACGCAGAAGCCAATACAACCTATTATCCTCATCACATTTAGCAAGATATCTCATTGATGCGGATCGTTCTGGTTTCCATGTTGCACGAGGTAAGGATAGGTGACGAATAAACTCTTTTGTTGCTTCTTCATACATGTTATTGAAATAGTATTCCCTTGCCAAATAATGCGCGTTTCTATCATCATCAGGATCTTCTTGTACCGCCAACTGAAGCAATGGAAAATATTGACCCCTAGATTTCGTATGATCAGGAAAATGATGAATTTCCAAGTCACACCATTCTTGTTTTTCAGATTCAGCAGTGAGCACTTCATGAACAGGATGCTTCCAAGTATATCCATGCCTTGCATGAATCTTGTCTCCACCGTATTGAAGACCTGAAGATCCATCATCATTCCAAGACCAAGTGTACTTATATCTTGGACGAGTTGTATCATCATGAATTTGTTTTGTTAAATGATCTCTCCATCCTTCAACAAGTATCTCATCCATGTCAAGTGCTATGCAATAGTTTATGTCTGATGGTAAATTGTCAAGAGCCTTGTTTCTTGCAACATCAAATCTCCAAGGATCGACTACCTCAACCTCAACATTAATTCCTAATTGTTTTGCAATCTGCACTGTGTTATCTGTGCTTCCAGTATCAAGAATGAATAAGTAATCGGCATCTCTTGCAGAATCATACCATCGTTTCACAAATTGCTCTTCATTCTTTGCAATAGTATAAATTGCTATGTTCATGTATCTCCAAAGATTGGATTAATTATATCACCGATATCATTGTTATCAAGTTGTTACCATGATTCTTGACAATTGCAATAAAAGGTCAGTATACTTGTCTTTAAGAAAGAAGAGAGAGAAGGAGATGCAATCTCCTCCATCTTCCTAGCATAGACCCGCAGGGTCTAGAGATGAAAGGTTTTCTTTGAATATTCCAGTCCTTGATCACGGTTACGTTATGCTCATTAATAATATGGGTAGCGATATTGATGTAGTGAACAGCGCACGTACATCTTTTGATAAATCTGTATCAGAACTAAAGATTAAAGATCATAATCTTATTAACTTTCTAGTAAAAAACAAGCATGATTCTACTCTTCGTCATTGTGTTATGACGTTTGAAGTCTATGCTCCTCTCATGGTTGCTAGACAGTGGTACAAGCACGCTGTATCTTCTACTCATCTTGATGATCAATTAGGATGGAATGAATCCTCTCGTCGTTATATAACAGAGAGGGAAGAGTTTTATATTCCTGATCCTAATTCTTGGAGGTCTGCAACCCTTGATGTAAAGCAAGGTAGTGGAGATCCCGTCTCTCTTTATTATGGTGCTAAGTATAGTCAATGGATGCATAGGATTGTCAAGGAGTCAGAGGACATGTATCAAGAAGCCCTACGAGACGGCGTAGCGCCTGAACAGGCACGTCTCCTACTTCCTGCCTATGCCATGTATGTTCGTTGGCGTTGGACGGCATCATTAAATGCTTTACTTCACTTCTGCTCCCTGCGTTTGGGCCACGGAGCACAGGCTGAAATAGTAGACTATGCCAAGGTAATCAACGACATGGTTACGCAGCATTACCCCATAACAGCAAAGGCATGGAATGAGTTTCGAATCTAATTTAGGCTTGTCCGTTCGGGCGCGAAAAAGGAGAACCCACTGGCGTCTCGCAGGCATGATCAAAGTTGCATCAGGCTGCATTGATTGCGGCTATGCCGCACATGCAGCGGCATTGCAATTCGATCACACAGGCCAAGACAAGAAAGGAAACGTGTCCGATCTCATTCGATCCGATTATTCATGGGCGACGATTATGGCAGAGATCAACAAGTGCGATATTCGTTGTGCTAATTGTCATGCGGTGAAAACTTCCCATCGGAAACGAATTGCTGAAGAGTCTTCGTTAACTCAACTACTTGCTTCCGAAGTTGATCATTCTCGCTCAGCAATTGACGGTTCTGCACTTTGAGTTCTTCAATGCTTTCACGCAGCAGTTTGTTTTCGCTCAGCAGTTGGTCTATCTTTGACTGTGCCGTTTCCAAGTCGGTACGCACGGTCTGCAAGGCAAGGTTCACTGTCTCTACCGCGTTTTGCTGTGTCTCGCTCAGTGAATTGTAAATGTTGGCTAAGCCTTGACGCTTGTTCAATGCCCATGTCACGAGCGCGGCAATCGGGGCGACAAGTAGGCTTACCACTGCTACTAATACGGGTGTTTCCAATCAACACACCTTCTTATAGCGGAACCATAGGGATAATGATCTGAATACCGCCGCGTAGGTCACAAACAGCCACGACAGTGCCCAAATGATTAATAATGGATAGAAGCCTATTGGTAACCGCAGTGAGTTGTATAGCGTAATAAGTTCAATGCACATTGTGGCTGCTCCAATAAAAGCCCATCCATACAACTGCCCGAAAAATGAGTACACTGGATGTTTTTTGTAGTCTAAACTCATTGCCACAAGAACAACTGTACCCGCACATATTAAGTATAACGAAATGATAACGAAGACTATACCGTTGATACTTGATGCTACTTCTTCAGGCCAATTGGGATCAACAAGTTGATATGTGCCAAGCATAACCAACAGTGCCGCCGTAAAAATATCAAAGGGACGTTCCCTATACTTGACAGGTAAACGTCCCCAGATATTTTTCATATTATATTGTTTTCCTTACATAAGATTTACTTTAATTATACTACAGTTTATTCCTTGACGAGACTTGGTGTACCCTTCACGCCAATCTGTGCAGATACCAATGAAGTAGCATAAGAAAGCAATGCACCACCTAAGGATACCCCCAAGAGTGTGCGCCAATCCATCGTAAATACATTCAATGCCTGCGTTGCCGCAAGTGTCACATAGAACTGTGCAAATGTCTTTGCTGCTCGTTCTGTTGCATCCTTCCAAAATTCCTTAGTAAACATCGCTCTCCTTTTCTGGCTCTTTAGCCTCTTGCTTGAATAGACGAACATCTTGATACGCTGCCCCGCCAATATATGAAGCAACGATAGCACCAATCAAACCAAATGCTCCTAGAGCCAATGTCGATGCAAGATTTGTATCGTCCCATTTTACGGACACATACACAATGATGAGTCCACAAAAAATCAATGATCCGAATACCGCTCTGCGTCGTAACTTCCAAGACGGCTTGCTTGCTGCCATACACCCATTATAGCGTACTTCATTACCAAAAAATTACCATGACTCAACCATGTCTGCACCACAGTACAGCCATCTGCCTTCGGATCTGCATTATAATTACCATTTACGAATAGGACAATACGCATTCTCTAATCTTGTCTTGCCGTCCATGAAACAATGACATAAAGAACATTGTCGTGTTTTAGTAAAATTATCACATGCCTCGCAAATTTCCAAACGCTTGGCATACACCTCTTGATCAGTCCAATTTTCCTTCTTCAGCAAATCCCATGGCTTGACTGGTCGCATCGTTCTCCTCTCTATGCCCCAAGGATTGATTCCCCCACAGCAATTCATGACTCATTGTACCGCAAAGTTTAAAATACTTAAAAGTTTAATATTCATATTTTTGTAAAGTTTAAGGATTTGGAATCTTGTACGATACGCAATTCTAAAGCAATGTCAAGCCCAACATAGGCCGCACACATGTGAGGTAGCCCACAAAAAAGAATTTCAAAATAAGCCCTAAAATGGTCAAAAGTGTCAGACCCCCATGCTAGACTTTCGTCATAAGGAAAAACGGAAACAACGAAAGGCAAGAAAATGATTTCATCGTTCGCACTTGAAGGCAAGACCTCACCCAAGGGTGTCGCTTGCACGGTAGCCCCTAGCGGTTGGCATCGTACTGACGCACACGGTGTGTGCGCTTGGTGCTCACAGGCTACCCGCTAGCCTCACTGTCAGACCCTACTGCTAGACTAATAACATGAACACAACGAAAGGCAAGAAAATGATTCGCTCGTCAGTCAAGGGTGGTGCTGCCCAATCACAGCACAAGTGCGTTACCTGCAAGCGCAACATAGGTCGTGCTTTCATTGATGGTGCTCTGTACTGCTACAGCCATCTACCCCGCTGACATCACTGTCAGACCCTACTGCTAGACTCTAACTAATAAGCAATCAACGAAAGGCAAGACAATGATCTACTCAGTATCTGAAATGTGGGATGGCCCCATCCGTATGTTCGCATCACGCGAGGTAGCCCAAGCATGGATGGAGCAGGCTATAGCCTCAGAGGAAATCTATAGCAGTGAGGGTTTCATGATTGAGGAATGGCCCCTCCACTAGGAGTGTCACACCCCCATGCTAGACTCTCAATATAAGCAATCAACGAAAGGCAACACCATGAAGGTTCTCACCACTTCCACTTGGAAGACTTGCGCTACCTGCCACTCCTACCGCCGTCATGTGTGGGTAGTTGAGGGCAAGGGCATTCAGTGCGCTGCCTGCATGTACCCCGTCTATGTGGAGGCATAGCATGAAGACTATCCTAATAGCCGTTGGTACTGCTGCACTTATCCTGCTTACCCTCGCGGTAGTCAATGGTACAGGTAGTACTGATTGCGAGGCTCTGTATAACGAGTATTCATCTACCGTCGAAATGTCTAGCCGTACCAACATCTTTGATGAGGGTATCGCTAACGGCTGCTTCCACAACAACTAGGAGAATCATGAAGGTCATAATCCTTTGTATAGCAACGGTTTTTCTGGTTATCAGCCAAGTGCATCTTTTCTAGGATAGGGCTAAAGTTGTTTAGTACCAACAACTTTTTGGCCCGGGCAACCGTTACCCAACCGTTACTTAAGAGGTGTCATATAAGGCCCAGAATGTCAGACCCCCCTGCTACAATGAATCCATGATCAAAGAAAACGCAGTCGTTGCCCCTACTACCCTTGATGAGGATGAGTACTACTCTCCTGATTTCTTTGAGTGCCGCAAAGGCCATGCCTTTTGCGCTAGGCACTAAAAGTTGTTGCGCTGCAACACTTTTTAGGCGCCCGGGCCATCGTTATCTAACCGTTATTTAAGGTAGGCTCTACGACCCCCTAAATGTCAGACCCCCCTGCTAGACTGGTGTCAACATCAACAGATAGGAACTACCATGATCAACATCGTCTCTACCTCGCGCTGGATGACCTGCGTTCGCTGCGCTTCATTCCGTCGTCACGTTGCCCTTGCTGAGGGTATCGGTGCGCTCTGCTATGCTTGCGTTCACAAGCCCTAGCAGGCCCGGGCGACTGTCAGACCCCTGTGATAAGGTGTACCTTATGATAACGATCTACGAAATCCTGTCCCCCCGTCCCAAGGCTACCAACTATGCCTCTTTCAAGACTAGGGCTGAGGCTGAAAATGCCTTGGCTACCAACAAGATTTCCTTCCCTGATTTTTCAGGCTATCGAATCTTCGAAACCCTCCGCTAGGAGGCCCGGGCAATGTCAGACCCCTATGGTAGGGTATACCTTATGAAGATGATCTATGAAATCCTGTCCCCCCGTCCGACTGCTACCAACTATGCGACCTTTGCGACCAAGGCTGAGGCTGAGGCTGCCCTTGCTGACCATATCCGCTTCCCAGAGATGCAGGGCTACCGCATCTTCCAATTCCTCTACTAGAAAGGCCCGGGGTGACTGTCAGACCCCTGTGCTACGATGCTCTTATGAATCAATGCAGCAAGTGCCCCCGTCCCTCAGTCTTCATCAGCCCTGACCACACGGACCTCTGCGTCCCTTGCCACGGCATCAAGTACCGCCCTGATCGCAAGGCTCGCAAGATCAAGTCCAACTACTACCCCTGCTCCTAGCAGGCCCGGGCAGCCAATGTCAGACCCCTATGCTACGATCATCGTATGATGATGACCGAGATTGAGATGCCAGAGTTCGTTTGCGTCTACTGCGACGAGGAGGTTCCTGACGGCAAGGTCTGCTCCCCCTGCGGTGAGTACAAGGGTGTCATGCGCCTTGCTGATTGGGAAGAATACACTAACCTGAAATGGTAGGAGGCAGCCCGGGAATGTCAGACCCCCATGCTAGTCTTACGTTATAAGACACCAACGAAAGGATGCCCGATGAGCATTGACATCGACTTCGAAATGGACGTTGATTTTGTGCCCACCACCAACGCACGCTGCAAGGTGTGCAAGGATAGCCTAGAGGGTTGGGAGATGGCCGCTGGCCTCTGCATCCTCTGCGAATGCTTGGAGGTGTAGGAGGCCCGGGTCAATGTCAGACCCCTGTGCTAGCCTTACGTTATGATCAGAGTTACTTACACCAGCGTCCACCATACCCCCGTCATCATCGTTGGCGAATACCGCACCCTTCGCGGTGCTCAGATTGCCGCTGGCCTTCACCTGAATAAGTTGAACTGCCGTGGCCGTGACTGGCTGACCTATCATTTTGAGGAGGTCTAGTGCGTATCCTTATCCTAGTGATCATAGTTGTGGTGGCACTTAGTAACATTCACCTGTTCTAGGTGCCCCGGGCCAGCCAATGTCAGACCCTTATGATAGGCTTACGCCATGATCACATTGACGCTCCCGCCCCTGTCCACTGGCAACGCTACCTGCTTCCACACGCTTGAGGATTTCATCACAGGCTACATGATCCGCTGCTCCAAGTGCGGCTATGAGATGCTGACCGCTGGGACCATTTTCAAGTAGCCGAAAGGCCCCGGGTAATGTCAGACCCCTATGGTACGCTTACGCTATAAGAAACCTACGAAAGGAACGCCCATGTACCGCGTCTACCACCTCACCCGCTTCGTCAAGTCCTTCAGCAGCCGTGACGCTGCTCTGGATTTCGTCTACTCAAAGCGTGTCCCTGAGGACTATGAGATTCTAGACAAGTCTGATCTTTAGACTTGCTAGGCCCGGGGCGCTTGCTCTGAGGCGTGCTTACGTTAAGACCACCCAATGTCAGACCCCCATGGTACGCTATGGCTAACCAACGAAAGGGAACCCCCCATGACCTTCACCCTCGCGCACGCAGCCACGGTGCAGCACTTTGGCTACCTCGCCATCATTGACGAGGACCAGCCTACCATGCAGTGCGCTACCTCGCCTGCCGATTTCTTCTCTGCCCCTGACTGGGGTTCGCTCGCCCACTATGCTGAGCACTATGACCTATGCGGTTGTGGCTGGCACTAGCCAGCACGCCCCGGGCACCCTTGCTCCTATCCATCTTACGTTATGACTTTACAATGTCAGACCCCAGTGCTATGATCAATCCATGATCACATACGCAGATGACGAGCAGTACTTCCACCGCATTCAAGCCATGATTGACCTTGATTTTGAGGATATCATTTCTGTTGAGCGCCTCACCTCTATCCCTGAAAATGACCCTTGGTATCTCCGTTAGGAGTACCGCCCGGGCCGCAATGTCAGACCCCCGTGTTATGATGACCACATAAGCATCCCAGTTTTGGAGGAACTATGTGGTACGGTGTCCCTGTCAATGGCCTTGCTGTCTCTTTTGGCTGCTTCGTGCTTGAAACCCCTTGGGATGTGATGAACGTGGACACGGGTGAAATCCGTATGTTTGCCACCTATAAGCAGGCGTATGCCTTTGCCAAGGAGGTGGGGCTACCATAGCCCACCCGGGCCAATGTCAGACCCCTGTGGTAGGCTTACGTTACGTTCAACGAAAGGGTACAAAATGTTCGCTCATCACCTAGACAAGGCATCGTTTGGATGCGTCTGCGGTTCCGCTTGGAACTATGCTGAGAAGGGTTGCTCCTATCTCTACCCTGCTGAGGCCACCATGCCTGAGAGCATTGATGAGGAAGACTACTCATCTGATTTCTTTGAGTGCAGCCACGGCCATGCCTTTTGCGGAAGGCACTAGGCCCGGGTGTTTTCTCGTATTATCGTTTTATGTATGGACCAGTATTTTACTGCCGTTCTGCTGTTCGGTCAATACCGAACACCGAACAGCCCGGGCCGCAATGTCAGACCCTCGTGATACGCTTACGCTAACTTCGATGAAAGGAACACCATGTTCAGCACCCTGTGGGACACCGAAACCGTTGCCGATGCCGACGTGTGGGCAGACTATGGCGATCACGCTGAGGACACTTGGACCGATGCTGAGGCCGATGCGGATACCCTCACCTCTGCGGGGTGGGGTACTGATGAGGACTATGGCTACTATGGTGGTGAGGACGCTGCTATGGAGGGTCATCTCTTTGGGTGGGACGCTTAGGCGTCCCCCCGCCCCGGGTCAATGTCAGACCCCTGTGTTAGACTTACGTCATCACCTACTGAAAGGCACAACATGAGCCGTAAAGACTATGTAACGCTGGCAGCCGATCTCGCAATTGACTGGAACTATGCCATTTATCACGGCGAGGCAGCAATGGATATGTTTAACATGGTGCTTGACACTATCTGTGATTCGCTCAAGCGTGACAACAGTGCGTTTGATCGTGATAAGTTTGTGTCTGCTGTAAAGGGTTAACCGCCTACCCCGCTTAGGCGGGGATAGGCCCGGGCCGCTGGCCCGTGTGACTCCTTACGTTAAGACCCGGGAATGTCAGACCCCCGTGGTACGCTTACGCTATCCAATCAACGAAAGGCATCACATGTCCAAGTCAGTCAAGATGGTGGAGTTCTCGCTCACCAAGCCCAAGTCCGAGGTTCCGTTCGCTACGCTGAACATCCCGCTCAAGAAGTTCAAGGTGCTCCGCTCAGACTTTGAGGATCTGTCCCTCCGAGTAGAGGTGCTTGACTTCTACAAGAAGTAGAGGAGCGGCCACCCTGCCTTCGGGCAGGGCTGGCCCCGGGCAGTCGTTATCAAAACGTTATTTAAGATGACCCTCTACGAAACCCAAAATGTCATACCCCCATGCTAGACTGGCGTCATCGTCAAAAGAAAGGCTCCACATGTTCGTCTACCTCGTCAACCTCACCAACGGCAAGTCCATTCGCGTCGTCACCGATGGCGACCCAACCGACCATCCCTCATTCTTCAATAAGGTTGAGTCTGTCGAAACCATAGGCGAGCATGGTCGCCTGCTCTCACTCGTATAAATGTCAGACCCTAGTGCTAGGATGATACCTATGAAGATCCCAAGTGTTGAGTGCAATGACTGCCGTATCGACGGATTCTATGACGTGGCGATGAACCCTACGGGTATAGAGTCTCAGGGTGAGGACTGGGTGAACGTTGCCTACCGCTGCCCTCGCTGTGGAGAGCGTGACTATGCGATGTTCGGATTCTCCCTGTCTGAACTCTGTGAGAAGGTGTCAGCATGAGCAAGGGCTTCGGCCCCGGGCTGCTAGATCGTCATTGGGGTTTACGTTAAGACAGTATGCCAGCGCCAAACGGCCCTCGACTCCCCGGAGATCCCAGCCATGCGACAACACTACTACAGTTATTAACTCTGAATGTTACTATCGGCTGCGCTGTTGTCACCGCGAGTCCCCTGAACACGCCGCCGATCCAGGCGTGTCCGTGCAGGAACTCCCGGGCGACGTGCAGGCCCGTGACCCCCTTATGTTAAGACATACGAATGTCAGACCCCTCTGCTAAGGTTTACCTATGACAATCTGCGATAAAGAAATCTGGGACGGTAACCACGATGATCCGTCATATGCCTATTGCGATCTCCCCGCGAATCATGCGGGTGAGCACCACTACTCTTTCTGACCCGAAATGTCAGACCCCTATGCTAGACTCACGTCATAAGCAAAAGACGAAAGGGTTCCCAGTCATGATCTTCTCCTACTCAGACATAAACTCTATGCACGCATCTACAGAGTGGGGCATAGTAGAGTGGGAGTGGGGTTCTCACTATGCTTATCTGGAAGGTTACCCCGTTTTCTCTTTTGGCTTTGAAAAAAATGTCACTTCCCAATTAGATTTCATAACCGAACTACTAGAATGGATGGAGTACTCAAATGTATAAGCACAAGCACCTAGACCTTAGCAACTATTTCGATGAGGACGATGCGATTGACATCATCGTATTCTTCAAGAGCGGTGACCACGCTCAGATCACAGACATCATGGGGAGTGTCTCTATTGATGAGCAGTTCATGAGTGTTCAGCAGACTGGACGGTATGCAAGGTCATTCTACTTTGATGCTGACTCAGTTCGGTACTTCGCTATCTGCCCCCGTGAGAATGGTAACGCTTGGAAGCGTAAGGTCATGTCTCGTGAGGCAGAGAGTGATCTTATTAATGAGACGTTCAACCTAGAGGACTAGGGGATGAAATCTAATCTAGAGATAACAGAGAAGGAGTTCATCATCTCTCAATACATCAAACAGTCAATCGTCAACATCGACAACCCATTGAGGGCAAAGGAGTTTTTGGTTTCTGCCTTGAGGGTGGTGCATGGGTGATAACCGTTGGGGCGCAAGAACTTTGCGCCTCACGGCCCGGGCCATCGTTATCATTCTGTTATTTAAGATGACCTCATACGACCCCCGAATGTCAGACCCCTCTGCTAGTCTTATGACATGACGATCACAGAAACGAAAGCGAATCACTGCTCAGCCTCAACCTCTTGTGAGATCCCTGCCATTGGCTACTACATTGTGGCATGGGGTAAGTGGTACGCCTGCGAGCGACACTTCTCGCACCCTGTTTTTATCAACCGCAAATTCTATGTGGAGGTATCGTGATGACTCACGATGAGAACTGCCCGTGCAGCAAGGCAAAGGAGTGCTTCCTTATTTCAATGGCTACAGGCAAGTGCATTTCCTGCGAGTGTTCCTACATGGAGGTATAGTAATGATTCACGATGAGAACTGCCCGTGCAGTAGTGCAACTGAGTGCTACCTTATTTCAAAATACACAGGTGTTTGTATTGCCTGCGAGTGTTCCTACTATGAAGGGGTATAGTAATGATTGATTGGTTCGATAGTGAGTGGGCAGACAATGCTTTCTTTGCAGTCTTCAATGGCATCCTTGCTCATATTGATGTTGCTGAGGCTGAGACAGGTTGGTTCTACATGGTTCAGGTTGGACCTGAGCGTTGTGAGTACCCCGAGATTTTTTCGTGTGGCACTCTGCCAACGCTTGAGGAGGCTCAGGCTAGGGCTGAGGAAAAAATGGTTGAGGCTGATAGTACTTATCAGCATATAGTTTATTCCTAGCATGACTTGGGGCTTATCTCATACTAAGGAACATTCTTGGTATGGGATAGGCCCCGGGCATGTGCTCTACCGTATCGTATAGATACGATTAAGACCCCTGCGAAATATAACCAAATGTAACTGAAGCACGGTTACATTTGGCATGTACCCCCGCTGCGTAATGGTAACCTAAAGTGCTGCGTAATGGAACACCTAGCCCGGGCCGCTGGCCCGTGACCTCTTACGTTATGAACCCTGAATGTCAGACCCCCATGCTAAGGTGTACCTATGATAAAGAAAATGAGGCGTAGCCCAGAGGCCCAGCGGCGTGTAGATGAATTGCGTCGGAGCAATGCTGCCCAACCGCATAGGAGCAAGGTGACCTATACGCGCAAGGTTAAGCACAAAAATTTCTCCCACTCATCTATTGACAACTGACCAGACCTAAGATAGGATCATACCATGACCACGATGACGATTGACCAGACCGACTATCACTCTACCGTCGCAACTTTCAGCGACTTCATCATGCGTGCTACGCTTGCTCAGGTAGAGCAGGCTAGCGTGTGGTATTTCGAGGCCGAGGCTGTAGCCCGTGAGGTTGCTGCCAATATGACGTTGGACCTAGACCGTGCAGCGTGCATCGTGTCTGCATTCTCTCCCCGTGAGCGTTGGTCCGTCAACGTTCGCAAGGCTCTCGCCTACTCTGTCGGCCTGCCCGTCACTGGTCTGTCCAACAATGTAACGATGGCTGACGCTAGCCTAGTGCATGGCTTCGATGCGCTTAAGGGTCTGAAGACAAATGCCTTCGCCCGTGCCATCGCTGGCGATACTGACGCTGTAGTCATTGACGTTTGGATGTGCCGTGCTGCCAACCTTGGGACCGACTCACCAAATAAGACGCAATACAATTTCTTGGCCGATGCCGTTCGGGATACGGCACAATTGTTTGGCCTCTCACCTCGCACCGCTCAGGCGCTTATCTGGATCATCGTTAGGGGTAGTCATGCTTAGAGTAGAAATGCCAATGAAGTCATGGGATGACCTATTGTTCATGCTGTCTCTTCTAGACACTCAGTATATTCCTTCCGCAGAAATCGACATCATGTACGCAGACATCTCCACCCAAATCTACAGTCAGGAATCCTAGTGAGCATAATGACCATAATTACCAACATGATTTTTTTCTTCCTACTCATGGCCATGCTTGGATCATGCGTCAATCTGTTTGATGGGGGAATGGTTATGCCATAGCCGAGAGGCTACGGCCCGGGCACGCCTTGCCATTTGTCAAGGGTTTACGACAGTGATTAAGGTAACCCCAAAACCCCTACCGAATGTCAGACGAGTGTGCTATGGTGTACCTATCAATAAAAACCTAGGAGTAGACATGAGCACTGATCTTATGGAGGTCTTCTCCCTTGAGGAGAATGACCAAATCTATGTGCAAGGCAATCTCTACCGTATCGTTTCCATTGACTATGATGAGATGAGTTACCATGATCATATCCTTACCCTCGCAGATGAGGAAGGCAGCCTCAAGAAGATGTGTGCTACGTCACACCAGAAAGTTCGCCTAGTGCTTGACAATGACTACGCCATAGTGTAGACTAAAGACATAACAACAACGGAGATGCTCACCGTGGCTCTCCTCAACGAAAGGGTGGATACACAATGAAGGTTATCGTCGCAACTGAGACGTGGAACGTCAACGGCAAGACTGTCGCCAAGGCAGTTGTTCGCAAGACGGACGGCACGTTTGTTGGTGCAACCAACCAGACCAAGACGCTTGAGACTCCCAAGGTCGTGCGTCCTCGTGTGACCATCGTCGGTCGCTAGAGACAGACACCTGAGCATGTGCTAAAACTGCTCAAACCCTCAACCCAACAAACAAAGGAAATCACATGTCAGTGTTCATGAGCAAGGTCGGTTCGGAGTTCACTTCGCAGAAGTCAGGTTACACTGGCATTATCGCGGAGATCGTTGCCAATGACAACGGCACTCATCGCGTTCGTTTTGAGGACGGACGTTGGACTACGGTTTCGTAGACTAGGCTTGGGGGTATGCGACCCGCTTCGTGCATCGACTCGCTGACCCCAAGGGGGCAGGGCTACTAGTAGCAATAACCCCAAACATCCTGAGCATGATGATAAAACTGCTCCCATGCGATTGTAGAACAGCGGTTAGTTCGCCACCCTGTCACGGTGGAGGTCGTGGGTTCGAATCCCATCAGTCGCGCTAGGGGGTAAGACAGGTGTGAAGGCCAGCGAGGGAATTCTAGATACTCTCTCAAAACCCGACACACTTCCGCTTACCCCCGCCTACCCCCTCCTCACAGGTTGAGCATCCACCCACCCGCTCCCTGTGGGGAGGGGCTTCAACCGCCCGGGCCGCAAACCTTGATTTGTCAAGGTTTACGAAAGTGATTTACGATACACGAAAATGTTTCCCGAAACTATTGACTCAGCCCCTGTGATGCTGTATTGTTTACCTATAAGAAAGTTCACCTAAACGATTGGAGATCATCATGGCACATATGCTTGAGCAGTACGGCGAAATGGCTGCATTCGCTTCCCTTCGCCTGCCTGCGTGGACAGGTCTTGGCACTATCCTGACCGATGAGGTCACTACGCTTCAGATGCTTGAGGCTGCATACCTTGACAAGTGGAACGTGCGCTGCGAGGAAATTATACTCCCAGGACGTTCGCACCGCAACTACTTCGCTACCGTTCGCACCAACCCGTTTGACGGTGAGGATGACGTTCTTGGCGTTGTGGGTGAGCGTTACAAGGTTCTCCAGAATGAGGAACTGTTTGCCTTTGGCGACAACATCCTTGACGGCGCACGGTGGGAGACTGCTGGCTCTATCAAGAATGGCACGGTCGTGTTCGGCTCCCTCGCTCTTGAGCGTGAGTCTGTTATCGACAAGGATGGCGTTGGCGATAAGGTCAACACCTACCTTCTGGTCCACACTTCGCATGACGGTTCCCTCGCTATTCAGGCGAGCATCACCCCTGTGCGTGTTGTCTGCCAGAATACGCTGAACATGGCGGTGGGTTCTGCCAAGCAGTCTTTCCGCATCCGTCACACCTCTACCGTCGCAGGCAAGATCACGGCAGCACGAGAGGCGCTTGGCCTTGCACACAAGTACATGGACGAGTTCGACATTCAGGCACAGGCAATGTTTGAGCAGTCGATCACGGCTGACAAGTTCTTTGAGATCGTCAAGGCTGCATACCCTGAGCCTGAGGCTGATGTCAAGGGCGCAGCGACCAAGTGGACCAACAAGGTTGACACCCTGTTTGACATCTGGAATGGTCCCACTAGCGTGGGTATCAAGGATACTGCTTGGGGTGCGTACAACACGCTGACTGAGCGGCTTGACTGGTATCGCAATCCTCGTGGGGGCAATGCTGAGAGTGTGCTTGCGGCTGCTAGTGGTTTCGACGCAGCGACCAACGCTGAGAAGAATCGTCTGCTTGGCATCGTGAAGGAACTCGCCTTCGCATAGCATGGTATCCTGAGCATGATATAAAACTGCTCACATTCTCCACTAACTCAACGGCAGAGTGAGCGACTGTTAATCGCTTGGTTCGTGGTTCGAATCCACGGTGGAGAGCGCAAGGGGGTGGAGCACGGCGGCTGTGCTGCTGACTCTTAATCAGTAGGTCGTGGGTTCGAATCCCACCACCCCCACAAAGAACCGCCCGGGCCGCTGGCCCCGCCTGTTTACGATAACCATTAAGGATTCCCGAAAATCTTTCCCAAAACCCTTGACAACCTATTGCCCATCGTATAGACTGACGACATGAAGACAGAGACAATGACTACAGCGGAAATGCAAGAACTCTATGAAGTTCTGGGCTTTGAAGCCTATATGTGCATCGTCAAGCGCAAGTCAGATGGTGTGACTGGCGTACTTTACTTTGATCATGCACCTCGTGTATACTACAACTTCCGACCAGTATAGGAGATATCATGACCACGTTTAACGATCCCCGCCTTGGTGCGAGCCTTGACAATCCCTCGCTCGCTGACCGTGTTATCAATCTGTCCAAGGAACTGTCTGAGGCAAACGATAAGATCGGATTGCTCACCCTTGCAAAGAATGACATGGATCAAGCGGTAGAGCGATCAGCAACTTGGCAGAAGATGTATGTTCGTCTGACCAATCAGATTGACAATGTGGCAACCATCATCAAGGATGCGATCATCGCTGATGACGTTGACGTAGATACTCTGAAGAGTATTGCCGAGGAACTCAACATTGCTCTTACCCGCGAGGTTCGTATCAAGATGACGATCACCGCAAGCGGTACGGCTACCGTTCCCATCGACTTTGACCTTGACGACATTGACGGTGAGATCAGGGTTGAGTTCAGCAACAACTATGGTACTGATACTGAACTGAACATTGATGTCGATGACATGACTGTAGATTGCGAGGACATCTAGTGTCTACCCTGCTTGACGAGAATACTATGGCTCTTGTCATTTCTGAGTCTGGAACTGTCCACGTTAAGGCTTGGTTTAGTAAGACAGTCTGTGGCAAGGACTGTTGGGACAGTCACAGGTGGTGGTATGGAGGCTTGACAAACCTGCGTTGGGTTGGTAGACTAGCACAGTCCACCAAGTCCAACCACTTCTGCAAGGCATGTGCCCGAACCTATAAGGATGTGAATATCAATGGCTAAGTATATTGTTCGATATGAGTCCCGCGATTACTACGAGAAGGAGTATGAGGCTAATTCATTTGATGAGGCTGAAACTCTATTCTATGCTGATGACAAGTTGTTTGGGGGTAAGCCATATAATTCTGACATGGAACTGATTGAGGTTGTGAATCACGATGGACTCTATGAGTGACTATGAGCAACTAGAGTTTGACTTTGACTATGCGGAGGAACAGTGGAAGAAGATTCAGAATGCTACCTCATGACTATACCCCCGCTATTGACTAGCAAAGACAAACGTAGTAAGATCTGGTGTGCAACACACAAACGATATGTCAAGGGAGAATGCAATGCTGCATCTGTATGAGGTCAAGGAAGACGGCGAGCACTATTGGGAGGTATACAAGAATGACCCCATCATACCTTGGAGCGATAATTTCGTAGAGTGCTTTGATGACAATGAGTTTACTGCTTATCACACGGACCTCATGGCACGAGGCTTGGACTTCGTTATTCATTTCTATGACGAGGATGTCGATGAGTACCATCTAGTGCTAGAACCACAAAGGTTGGTGAAGGCATAGTCCTAAGGAATTCCCTAAGGACTATGGTATACTTATCATATGAACGGATGGGAAACCAAAAGGGAAAGTAGATTCTGGTCGCAGATCGAAAGACGAAGCGAGCAGGAGTGTTGGCCTTGGTTGGGTAAAGTAGACAAAGATGGATATGGTTTCTTCTGGTGCGAACGCCCAAAGATACAGCGTAGCCATAGATACATGTTCTATAAAACAAATGGATATCTGCCTGAGGTTGTAAGGCATACATGCGATAATCCTAACTGTAATAACCCAAGCCACCTTCTAGGTGGAACACAAGGAGACAACAATAGAGACACCGTAGAGCGAGGCCGTTGGTCTTGTGGGTGGCTCAAAGATAAAGAATCGCTATCTAATAAATGACCTAAGTCACTTTAGGATGGTGATCACCGCCACGGTGTTGGGGTGCAACTGAAGTTGATATGCTGGACCGTGCAGGTTGGAAAGGGGAGGGGAGTCAATTCGCTACTGACTCCCTTCCTTCCACCCTTGACTTTCTAGAGCGCAGGGGGTAGAATAAGCACATGGATATCAAACGTATAGAGCGAGTCGCTGACAAGGTTGTCGATGCATTCGCTGACATGCGTATCACAGATCAAGAACTGATCTATGTTGCCATGTACACGGTGATGAAGGCTCAGCCTCCTCTCATCGTAGAGCGCATCGTTGAGTTTGGTGAGCAAGTCAAATGGGAAATCAAAAATGAGCGACGGAATAAGGAGTATGTACAAGATGGACTTTTCGACTAAGTGCAGTGTGCTAGGTGACCTGTGGGCATTCTACCGTGATGACATTGAGGGTAGCGAGGCTTGGCAGGATTTTTTCAAGTACAATGATGTGGCGCTGCCACTAGCATACATGATTGATAATGGCTACGCTACTATGATTGAGGACTCTGAGGCTCCCTCGTTTATCAATGAGACTTGGGAGATGTTCTGCGAGTACATCAACATTCCTGCTGATGGAGACTACAAGGATATTGGCGAGGCGTTCGATGCCTCTAGTCAGCCACCTCTAGAGCCTGTAGCGGTTTAGCCCCTGTCCCCCTAGCCCTAGTATTTTCTAGGTGCTAGGGGAACGGCCCGGGCAAACATAACAATCCTATAAACATTACGAAAGCCTTTTTAAAAATGCCGAAAATCCGATCCGGGTATATAATAATATTCTCATAGACATTACGAGGGACATTTTAAAAATGCCGAAAAACATAAAGGAGAATTCATGACAGTCATTGTAGGTATAACAGATGGTACTAATGTATATATAGGTGCAGATAGAGGAGTATCAGATGATGTGAGCATTGTCTCACTATCCCGCCCAAAGGTGCATATAAATAATAATTGGGTATTCGGTTATTCAGGATCATTAGGCATAGGACAACTCATGGAGTTTATTGATATGCCAGATGCGGGGGAAGATCCATATAAGACATTACGAATGGATGTAGTATCACATATGCGTGATGCCATAGATCTATATGGTGTTAATAATTCTGAGTATTCCGCTGATTTTATCATTGGCACGCAGGGTAGATTGTTTGAATTAAGTACATCTGACTGGAGCGTAGCGGAAGTTGAAGAAACAGCCCTAGGGTCAGGTGGACCATTTGCATTAGGTAGTCTATTTACTACTAGGGATTTTCCTGCTAGCCCTGAATTTAGGATTGAGATGGCTTTGAATGCTGCTATCACATGTTCCCCCACTTGTCAAGGGGGGGTAGATATAATAAATGTATAAGATTTCCCTATACATATATATACATCCCTATACTAAGGTATAAGGAATTCCCCTATACATATATATAACACATGTAACTATATGTCATTACGATATGCCCTGCCAAAACCGTACCGAAATTGGTACGCTTCTGCCATCCTCCACTGGGATATATAAATTCATAGTTTTATACAGGTTTTCCTCCATTACGGCTACGTTTTGGGGGGAAAGTGGCATGTTTTGCTCCATTTTAAGAGATTATGTTTAAGAATCCATTTTTTCTGTAACCCAATTACACTATAAACCAAATTCTTTATTCATAAGAATGCATACAGTAACATCTTTTATGCATATCTATGTATAATATGCATACATTTGTGCATATTAAGGCATTATTGTGCATAATATGCATAACTATGTATCAGTATTATGGACAATACTATCCATTATATGAGAATGTATAGGTTGTTCAGCCATATGTATACCTTTATGAAGAACATAAGTATATATAGGTTATTAGTGTATGTATAGTGATGAGACGTACTTTGACTGCCCCGCGAATTCTAGACAACTATCCACTGCATGAATTGTATCGTAGATACCTACCATGTGTCAAGGATGTGTCTTCTATTTTCGCGCCGAACCTAAATGCTATTACCTAGCAAAGGGAGAGGACTGCCAAACCTTGTTGGTCTTCTCTCTTTCGACAATGGCTCGTGACCATGCAAATCCTGCATCGCCACCCCATGCATCCCACATGATTCTTCCATTAGAAGGATTAGATGTATTGTTAAAGTCTTTACCCTTTTTATCTACCTCGTGACGAGAGAAGAATGAGTACATTCTTTTTACTGTATCTAATGACATTGATCTACCAGCAACGATATCTGATGCTCTACCCCACCCTACTGGTGTACCCGCGCCTGTAGCCTTGCCCTCTTCCTTCCACTTCAATGCCCTGCGAGCAGCAGCCTTCATGCCAGCGTTTGGAGTATATCCATCTGCTTTATCCATTGACATACCACAAGCATCACACTCATTGCAAGCAATGTCTTCAGATAGGCATTCAGCACAGTCACAGCCTTGATATGCCTTAGTGGTAGCAGGGACACAGTTAGGGACAGGCTTTCCATCTTTACCAGGCTTCATGCCTCGTTGAACATATCCTTCCCAACATGGTGCTTGCTTATTCACGTTACCTAACTCATCCTCACAACAATTAACTAATTTATCTGGAATGGCAGCCAGTCTGCATACAGCCTTTGGTTCTACCTTATAAGAAAGAATCATGCATCCACCGTCTTGTTTATACATAGAGCAGTTACCACACATGACACCGATACTGGCTTTATCATTCTCTGCCGCCGAAACATACCCAACCCAGATACCAGAACTGTTCTGATCAATTGATCCGTACTTATTTGCAATACCTACAAGGGCATCATGAAAATCTTTTTCTGGTTGGTTTAGCATGTCATAAAGACTCATATATCAATTATATCATTTCTTGATAATCCTCACAAGATCGTGAGGTATTAAAAATATTGAGGTATTAGCGAGTAATGTTACATTACGATGGGTGCTGATGTTACATTGTTACTCATGTGGAAGATACCTAATCTCTACTCTGTCTCCCAAGTCTTCATAATACATGATAGTGTCAACTAACTCTTCCTCCTTGATGAATCCTAGAAAGTCCATATAATTATTTTCATCTCTAATCCAAATGTCGTACCCGCCTTCACCTGATGCAGTCATACCTTGACCAGCATTAGTACCATACAACACTTCTTGTATTACGATTGCCTTACTCACTTTTTGTACCTTCCTTTTTCCCACCTATAAGCGTATCAAGCAATTCATCCGAAGGAACTTCTCTTAACAAATCAATAATCAATTGTTTTACTGATTCCCTGTTTATATTTTGCATATATGATTGATAGATATATGTTGCTGATCTTTTAACATACCAAGATTGAGTATTAGGCATGTAAATAAAATCTGACATGTTCATGATTTTTTTTCCCTTAATTTCTTAAGACGATCATTACCTCTAATAAAAGTTATCTTATCTTCAATTGGCTGCCACCCATTAATTGCATCAATAACATCACAATAATGAAGCACATAACAATAGACACCATCTTCTTTTGATATTCTTTCTACCCGCTGCACGGCAGCAGAAGTCACATCCTGTCGCACTTGGTCGATTAGGTTACACTGGCAAGCGGGGCAAGTACGATCACATAGTTCATCGTTTGCCTTACATCCACGCAGCACGCAACTAGCGAGCGCACCAGGCTTAGGTAGTGGACATAGTGAGTCATGGATCATAATTTATCCAACCGCTTGTTGAAGTGTATTAATCGCAGCAGTCAAGCCATCTTGATATCCATCATCATATGTCTTACCATCTGACTTGCCTTTAGTCTTATAATGATCTTTAACCCTTTCAATCAAATTACAATAAGCACAATGCTGCCTATCAATAAGATGTGGGTTTGGTGTTGGACATAGCCCATCATGACCCTTCATTATCTTCTTCCTCTCTCTCTTTCATACAAGTATCGCATATCCATGTAGACCATTCTCCTGCGTACCCGCAGAAAATGCAGTCATTAGTAAAATACTTTTCAGCCTCAGCATATCCTAAAGCCCAAGCCTTGTCAACAATATCACCAGTAATGCTTTCTAATGCAGATAGATGATCTTCATATCTTACATACGTTCCGTCTGCATAATCAATATCTCCAACTACCCCCGCATAGTCAAACCGCTGAATGCTCATTCCGATTTCCTTAATAGGTTGATTGCTGAAATGTAATGCTCTGCATGTGCCCCAGGCTTATTCATTAACTCTTGTACTGCTACAATCGCTTCATTGATGCCATCCTCATAACCGTTTTCGTATTCGGCATTGCAGATGTCAAACAAAATATTATTATATCTTTGTTCCATTCTTTTCTCACAAGCACGGAGAATATCACAGATGCATTGGCATGTGCAGTCACCCATCCAAGGGCAACAAGAACCACCATAATTAATACATTCAGGAAGATGTGTACTCATCTACTTATACTCCTATGTCTTCATTCCAAAGTTCTGGATTCTGATCGCACCACTCTTGAAAGAAATGCTTTGTGACTTCATCATCCAAAACTATTACTTCTACACCATGTGATCTGAGCAAGTCTTCACTTTGCTGGAATGTTTCATTCTCACCAATAACTACCCTTGGAATCTTATAAAGAAGAATAGTTCCTGCACACATGTAACATGGTGATAGGGTGGTATAGATTGTTGAACGTGAATACTCTCGTGCGCTTAACCTACCTGCATTCTCAATGCAATTTGTTTCGCCATGATGAATGGAACTTCTATGCTGCACCCTGCGATTATGCCCTACTGAGAGCAACCCATCTTCAGATGACACCAAGGCTGCTCCAATTGGAATGCCACCCTGTCTGTATCCATCAATTGCAGATGCCAGTGCAAATGCATACCACTTTTTATCTAAGACGCTTATATCATTCATACTATACCTCTCTTGTATACGATAAGTATAGTGCATGAAGAACATTTGTGCAATAGAAAAGGGCGGCAGATTTCTCTACCGCCCTCAACTATCATAAACTACTTAATGTTATTGACGAGAGTCTTTGCAGTAGCAAGAACCTTACCGCCAACAGGAACGTATCCAAGTGATGCAGCCCGTGATGGACCACACTTCTGAATAATATAGTCTGCGAACTGACGAACGCCCAAACCATTTGGACCCTTACCATCAGTACGAACAAGCATGTAACTAAAGATTCCTAGTGGGTATGCACCAGAAACGCTAACATTGTAGTTAAGTGTTACAAGTCCATTTGATCCAACATTTGTCTGGTTGGCAAGGTTCTTTGCAGCAGAACTAGAGGATGGAGCAATGAACTCTCCAAGTGCATTCTGAACACGAGCAACTGGATAACCCTTTGCATCTCCAAAGTCTACATAACCAATTGATCCTTCATTTGCAATGATTGATGCCATAACTCCAGCATTCCCCTTACCTGCAATTGAACTTGCTAGTGGCTTGCCGCTTGGGAATGCAGTTCCGAAATCATCTTGAACCTTTGACCAAATCGTTGGTGCCCATGCATTGAGGTATTGAAGTGTGTTATTGCTTGTGCCAGATGAATCTGAGCGGTAGACAACCTTGATTGTTGTTGCAGGGATACCAGATGCAATCCTTGGATTGTCATTAAGAATTTCTTTATCATTCCATACAGTGATGTTACCAGCAAGAATCTTTGCAAGGGTAACTCTCTTTAATTGAATTGAAGATCCAAGGGTTCTACCTGTCTTTGTATTCTTTAGATTGATTGGGAAGGCGATTGCGCCACCGATATTAGGGATGTACTCCCATTCAAAAGTAGGCTCTCCTGAAGAATACTTACTATCTGTCTGTGCAAATACGAATGTACCCTTTGTAAAATTACCCTTACCTGTACCTGAGCCTGTTGATGTGTAGTTAACTGTAAAATTACTCTGTACACCGTTAAAGTCTGCGGCACAAGATGAAATAAATGGGTAGGGGAATGATGCTCCACCACCCGCGATACCGTTTGCTGCATGTGCTGGTGATGCAAGTGCAATTACTGCTACAACCGCTGTAGCAGTAGCCACTATAATTTTGTGCATATATTTTCTCCTATTATTTTGGTTGGATTTTCCAACGGGATAATCATATCAAAGGTTACTCAAAAAGTAACCATATTATGGAAAACTTACTATGAACTATTGATGAACAATAGAAAAAGCGGTAGACCGTAGCCTACCGCCCCTTCCTACTAAACTAAATATTAGTCTAGAAATGCTGTGTACTGAACACTACCGTTGGGGAATATGAGTCCACCATCATGTGTGAACTGCCAGAAATACTGATATGAATCTCCTGGATTCCATGCCGCTGTCTTAACGTATAGTGCATTTTCTCTTGCTTCTATCTGACTGTACTTAGATGGTCCTTGAATTATACCTCCTGTTGGATCTCCTTCAGGTTCGTAGTCATATCTTAGCGTAACTGTTCCAGTTCCACCAGAAACTGCTTGATATGATCCATTGAAATCTCCAGCATCTTCAACATAGTAAGGGTAATCATCAAGCATGACTCTATCTGGATCTACGCTAAACGTAACATCCCAGTCACCGCCACCAACATCTACTTTGCTGATAAGAGCCTCAATGGCAACGCCTTCGGCTTCTTCTCTTGCCTGCCAACGAACAGTTGCACCAGATGTTGATGCAATAGCAATGGCATCGTTATCCTTAGCATTCTTAATCTGAACAGTATTGTCTGGGTATCCCCAATATTCTGCTTTGATCTTATTAAGACCTTCTCCAGCAGCATCTACTTGTACGGTTCCATCACCAAAGACAATACCCTGTGGGCTTGCCCATGAGTTTAACTTGGTTCTAACATAGGCAAACTTTCCTGGTGATCCAACTGTAGTACCCCAGTCGTAAAACTTAACTTGGTAATACTCATCTGCTTCTACGTCATACATGACGTAATCTTTGTTTAGAATATTTTCTCCAAGTCTTCCTGTTACTGCGTAAAGCGGATGATATTCTCTTACGCCAACATTAGTAAGATCATCCCATCCTTCAGTATTCCATAATGTTCCTGCTGGACTGACTGCGGGATTCCATTCTTCTTCTTTAAGGGAATTATATATTCCTCCCTGTGCTGCTCTAACAATAGTCACATGCTCTGAGATTTCATCTCCTGGGCTGGCGGGGTTAAGATGTTCAAATGATACTGACTCACTCATAAAGATTTCTTGACGAGTGTATGAGAATCCACCATTTTCTTCTGTATAGTTATTGTTGGCTTCTCCACCATACTCACTACCTGCCTGCCAGAAATGGAACTGAATCTTATAGTACTTTCCAGTAGTATTATCACGCATTACTAACTTGCTGTATGGGGTATTGATGATATTTTCACCAACGTTATTGTCTAGAGCATTTCTAAAATTTGTCCAGTTTCTGTTTGGAAGAAGATGAAAATCTTCCCATCCATCAGCGTTCCAAGATGTTAGTAATGGGCTAGTGTTATTATTCCAAGATTGCTCTTCAAGAATATTGATAAGTCCACCATTGCCGCCTCTAGCAAGATGAACCCCCTCGCTGACGTAATCAACGACTGCTCCTCCAGATGGATTACGGACTGTAACTGGTTCGTCTGCAAAGGATTTGTGCTTAGCAACAATATATGCTGCTGGTGCCTGCCCACTCTTAGGTGGTATGTGTGAGGGTATGTCCATGTATCTATTATAACATTCTATTTAATACTATCTCTTTAGCCTTTGCCATACCCTCACCCCATGTACCAGCATGAAGATCTTGATACCAAGCCTGAAAATTTATCTCATTCTGAATATCAATGGCAATCTTCTGACGCCAATATTCCTCAGTCTGCTTTCTCATATTATCCTCGTAGATAACCCTCATGTGCGATACATAAGGGTCTACGGCAGGATTACGAAACAGATTCAGTTTCACTGGAATCCATATTCAGTTCCATCATTCTCAGCAGGCTTTTCCTTGCGCTCTTTTGTAACATAAGTAACATATGAGAAATCACTTGCAGGAATCATACTGCAAACCTCCTGAGTACCAAACCACCTATGATAAATACTAATCCAACCTTGATAACGAATGGGATCATGCGTAACGTTATCAAACGCAATGAGAGTCTTATCCTTCAAGTGAATGTATACTGTAACACTTTCAAACTCTTCTACATATTGCATGATTCCGAATTCTAAGAAATCATCGCTACTCATTATCTTCCTCCTCAATTATCATGTATCCTAGTTCTTCTGCACATTGGGTGCATAGGGTCTTGTACCAAGTACCCCGCCCTCCTGTTGACGCAAGTGCTGCGTCTTTTCCACAAGTCTCGCAAGTACGCATTGTTCGATCTTCATATTCGTCAATGATTTTATGCATCTTGTCATAATATTCTTGTCTCCGATCACGCTCTGGCTCTAGTGCATCCCATTGGTTAATATGATCTTCACCTTCTAGATGCTTTTCAAACTCATAAAACCATTGATCTAGATCGTACTGTTCTTGAAGAGAACGCTCAATACCGTAGAGCCATTTAGGGTTTACAGCACCTTCTACAGGGCGCTCAGTATACCTGTCTAGACAGCACTGTGGGTATAGTTCTGGGAAACCAATGTAGTATCTGAGGGTTCCATACTTCTCCTTGACTTGATGAACTTCATAGTCTGGAAAGATTGCCGTATTCTTCTCATCAAGTTCAGAAAGAAGCGATTACAACACCTTATTACTTTCAATCTTT